CAACAAGGTAATTGATGGCACCGACGATTATTATAAGCAACTTTTGTCCATTACTGCACGCCTCGAGCCGGGTGTTCAGGTGGTTTATCCAGAATTTGGCGTATTTGACCCAACATTCAATACTGCAGATAGAGGCAAGTTCTTGGTTAATGCATCACGATATGTGCCAGAAGTGAGAATTGTTGCTATTGAGAGCCTGGAGACCGATGATGGTCAGTCATTCTCCTTTACCTTCGTTAGGCGGTCATAATGCCTGCTGATTTTTCTAGATACGTTAATCTAACAATCAATGACGTCAACACCGCGAGTCTTTATCGTCAAATGATAGAGGTTGCTCGCACCGTGATGCCAGAATTTAACCTGCGCCGCGGAACCGTTGAGGACTCCATATTCCAGTCAATGGCCTATACGGGGGCTATAGCCACCAATGCAATTAATAGAGTACCTGATGGATTAATGCAGGGAATAGTTTCGCTTTTCGGATTTCAACGTAACTTTGGTACCCGGGCGACCATTACTGCAACTGTCACCCTTTATGGAACATCTGGCGCAGCGATACCAGTGGGAACGCAGTTTAGATATAGGTATGTAGATGCCGCGAACGGAACATTCAGCGATTTCCTATTTGTGACATCAGAGGACACCATCATCACGGCATCGGCGACACCAACGGGGACTGTTGAATTAACGTGTGATGTTTTTGGCGAAATACCGATTGCTGATGTTGGCACTGCCCTACTACCCCTCAGCGTTGATACGGACATCAATACGGTAGTTGTTGATAGTTTCTCGAATGGAACAAATGCCCTAACGGATGCGGAATACCTTGATAGTGCTAGGACTTTCCTAGAGTCAATTTCAACAACCTATGTAACGGCAAAGCAGTTAGAGGCTGCAGTTTTGTCAAACTTTGACTATGTGGCAAGGTGTAAGGTTTTTGACCTAATGGACGCAAGCACCGATAGGGGTGTGTCGGTCTTTTTGCCAGATACATCACGAAATGTTACATCATCATTGTATAAGGGATATGTTTCTATTTTCGTTTACGGATTCGGCCGGGCACTAACTAATAGTGAGTTGTCCAGTATTCAGTCTTTTGCCGCAAACTCATCAATGGCCGGGCTGGATATTGAAGTGGTCAACTTCCAAACAGTTACCCCAACAATATCAGTTACCGCATCCTATGATTCCACCTTCAGCCAGGCCCTAACAATAGAGGCAATCAAGGTTTCTCTTTCTGAATATTTGTCACCCCAGTATTTCCCATATGATGAAATTAGTGTTTCATCACCACGCCTTCGTTCTACCGTTTTGTCAAATCGTCTTCTTGCCACAGTTACTGGTTTGGTTTCTGTTGATTCCATTACACTCTCGCCGCCAAGTGATTTGACATATACTGTTCTTTCGTCTGGGAATACGGCTGGGCAAGATGCGGTCATAACCACCTCTGCAGCACATGGTCTTGTGGTTGGTCAGCGTGTGAGATTGGGTGGAACAAATGATTATGATGATGCCTCAATAGCGGTGAAGTCAAGACCGAGCGACACAACTTTCACTATTGAGACAAACTACAATACTGCTGTTACTAGTGGTGTTGCCATGTATCGCTACTTCCATGAAGCATCCGGCTCGCAGTCAACTCTCAACTTCCTGAACAGGGGAGTTTTGCCGAGTGTTTCAGTTGATGATATTACGGTTACCTTGAGTGCGGAGACACTGTAGTGCCCTACGTAGATAGTTTTATTAATCGCGACAATTCTCTCTATGTACTGGATGACGTAGAGAAACCACGGTCATTTGACGAGTTTGATTTTGCCTCACTAACAGACTGGTCTAATACAAATTCCTCGGTATCAATTGTTTTGGATAATCGTGAGTATCCACTATATTACGTCTTCAAGATTTTGCCGAATAATACAAACGCAGTTTCTTTTGAACTTGATAATGTCGCAATTGGTGGAGTAAACATAAGCAATTTGAACAACATGAATATTGTTGGTCATGCTCTTGTTAAGTGCTCCAGTTCCTTTGCGGTCAATACAACGGTTAGTGTTCGTTCTGATGTTTCAGGAAGAAGCGAATCATCATCCCACACAACAAACGTTAATCCCGGTATTCAAACCGCAGTTCGTTCAGGCTTAATTGTTGTCAATAAAAATAAGTCAGCAACAGTAACTAGTGCCTATGGGAACGGCTCATACATAACATATAACGCGGTTAACTCCTACTCGGTCGGTGATTCGGTATTAATTTTTAATACCGGTAATTCTTCCTTCAACTATGCGTCAACACCCGCTACGGTTCAGTATGCAACGCCACGAATGTTTGCGGTGTCAAATAGCGCTGTTGGATACGTCAAGCCAACAGCATCGTATTCGCACAAATCAAGCCCAAATTCAGACGAAATATCTCAGCCATTCCAAGAATATTCTGGCGAAAATCTAACTGCTTCATTGGGTTTTTCGTTTTCTGGCCATGATGGCAATGCAATCTTCATAACTATTCCAGTTATTGCTGACATGAATCGTATATTTACATCATGGGCTACACGCATGTCACTGGAGACAACACCGCAGGTCTTTCGTGAAATTGACGAAGTAAGCAATCCTGTTTGGCCCATGGCTCGCCTTCTTCACTCGGTGAGTGCCAGCGTCGAGGATGTCATGGACAAATATTCACTAATTGCTCGTTCCGACCCAACGGAGCAACCTGGATTTGTGGATACTGATGACTCCTATAATAAGAGTTACTTAGTTGACCCAGATATTGCTTTACCCAAATACTATGACTGGCTCATTCAATTGATTGGCCAGACACGTTCGTATTCAACAATCTCCTCAAACAAAGCGGCCGACTATAGGGCAACAATAAAAGTTAGATGTGCCACTACGGCAAATATAACCATTGCAACAGCACTTAATGCTGGCGATTCTATTGACGGAGTAACACTTGCTGCCGGTGACCGAGTGTTGGTGAAGAATCAGACAACCGCTAGCCAAAACGGTATTTATATTGTCTCCGACTCACCCGCACGATGGGATGGAATGCCCGCGTCATCGGCGAACATTTCCTCTATATCGCCAGTAACACCATCTCTAGGATTTAGTCAAGTCACAACTAGTGCGGCACATGGTTTTTCTGCTGGGGAAGCAGTTGTCATTGCTGGCGTTACGCCCTCTGGTCATAATGGCGAATATAGGATTTATTCAGTTCCAACATCTACGACGTTTGTTGTTGAGTCTATGGAGGTAGCCTCGGCAACTTTGTCATCTGCAACCGCAAAACGAGCAGTTGACATAGACACCACGGATTTGATTTTTGTTCGTGAAGGAACCATCAACAAGATGACGATGTGGTCGCCATCCGGTGCAAATTGGCTAATCATCGGAACAGACTCAATTGCATTTTCAGTAAAACAAGTTGCAGCAATAACTGCAACTACCAGCAATATAACCATTGCCAGTGGACTCAATAGTGGCGATACAATTGATGGCGTCGTTCTTTCAAATGATGATTATGTTTTGGTAAAAAACCAGACAACTGCTAGCGAGAATGGTCTATATAAAGTTGCAGCCACTCCAGTAAGGGCGGAGAACATGGCGTCTGCCCTTTCTTTGTCTACTGGCTTCAGGGCATATGTATGGGGTGCTGGAACGATAAATACAGAGACAATGTTCACTCTTGACGAAGACGGAGTCGTGGGCACCGATGCACTTGAGTTTACTGCTACAGAAAAACCATTTGCCTGGGACGACGAAGACGATTTCAAGAAGTGGCAACTTTTGAATAAATACTTTGGCTACAAGGCGGGCTCTCTTGAGTCCATTGAAGAGACAGTCAAGAGATATCTGATTGGCGAGAAACAGGTGCTTATTGTCCTAGACCCACCGTTTGAATTTATTGTTTATACACTACGAGATGAGACACCGGGGATTTACTACACTTCCAGTGCAATTACAACATCTGAAGTAATAACAAATGCTCTATCAATAATTAAGCCAATGGGTTTTGATGTCACGCATGAGGCACTTAGTGCGTTTGATACATTTATCATTGGAACAAGTATAATTGGCACAGGACGACTGGGGTAAATATGCCATTAAGTGGATATAAGGATTTCCAAACAGGAAACGTATTGTCTGAGGGAGATATTGACGCTTACCTCATGCAGGGTGTTTTGGTTTTTGCTGATGCGAGCGCCAGAAACACTGCTCTTGGTACTACCGATAACGCTGGTGGTCTTTTTGCTGGTCGTGCTGTCTACTTAACTACACCCAACACGTTCCAGGTATGGAATGGTTCTGCATGGGTAAACGTGGCTACCGAAACGTATGTAACAAATGCCGTTGCCGCTATTCGCGACCCACTCATCCGGCTCTATATGGAGGCCGGACTGAGCATGATGTAGTAAAATTTGAACACTGGAGGCAAATATGTCAATCAAATTCATTAAAGACACAGTAGAGCGTGCAGTTGCAGCATTTATTGCTGCATATCTTGGAGTATGGGTTGAGGCAGGTTCAGACTTTGATGCCTTGGCTAATGCTGAAAACCTGAAGGTTGGCGCGGTGGCCGCAGTCGCTATTGTTGCTGCTGCTTTCGGACTCAAGAAGGTCGGCCCCAATAAGGATTCTGGCTCTATCCTCTGATACTCCTATCAGCAGATACTTCCCTCATCTACAATGTTGTAGGCATTAGAGGAGAGTGACCCATGCTTGCAGGAATCTACAACATAACTTGCCAACAGGGTTCCACCTTTGTTCGTGTTATACGCATCGAATATCCGGATGCCGTAGACCCAACTATCTTTCTGCCATTTAATTTAACGGGATATTCTGCCCGCATGCAGGTACGACGTACTATTTCGTCATCAACAACAATGATTAGCCTAAGCACCAGTAACAACGGGATACAAATCACATCTGCCCTAAATGGCGAAATTACCATTACGATGACGGACGCTCAGACGGCGGCACTCACATCGGACGGAGTGTATGACCTGGAGATTATTTCAACCAATAATTTCGTCACTCGTATTTTGCAGGGGGAATTTAGGCTTTCGCTTGAGGTGACTCGGTGAGTGCCAATAACAATATCCCCAATAATGTCATCATTAATCAAGAGGGTGACACCGTTGTCTATGTGACTCAGGATGTTCCCAATAATGTCCAGATTCATGAAGATACGCCCAATAGGGTTACCGTCAATGCCGATGAGCCAAACAGAATCGTCTTAGCCCTTGGCGGAAGCATCGCCACAGGAAATCTCACAGGGCGGCACACCCATACCCAGACATCCGCCTCAACAACCTGGACTATTACTCATGCTCTTGGGGGGAAGCCACAGGTAACAGTCGTTGATACTGGGGATAATGTTGTCCACGGTGATGTACAATATCTATCGAATACGCAAATTGTTTGTTCATTTAGTGCGGCTTTTGCTGGGTATGCCTATCTGACGTAAAGGATTAAATATGGCACAAAACTTCTTGACTAGTATTGACCTCAATGGTAATCAACTCATTGATGGATATCTCATCCGTGCCATTGTTGAAAATCTTGCTACCGGAACACCCTCATCTGCCGCCGATGGTCAACTTTACTACGACACCAGCACCGATACCCTTTACTTGCGTGCCAATGGGTCCTGGGTCTCCCT